TTCATTTATTGCAAAAGGTTGTGGTAAAGTAATGAATAGCAAGCGCAAAAGAACTACAATAAGTTAGGAGAATAAAATGTTTAAAAATACTAAAGGCTACGCAATGGGTGGACCTGCATCAAAAGGCACTAAATACATGTCTAAAGGTGGTGCATCAAAAGGCACTAAATACATGTCTAAAGGTGGTGCAGCTAAAGGAACTAAGTATATGTCTAAGGGCGGAGCAGCCAAGGGCACTAAATATATGTCCAAAGGTGGAGCGTCAATGAAGGGTACTAAATATATGTCAAAAGGCGGTAAAGTTTAATTTACATCCTTTATGTCATATTTAATTTCTAATATACCTCAGTTTAAATGCTGGGTAAGAAAAGAATTTACAGCAAATCATAGTAATTATCACGGAGAGTATTTGCATGCTCTTGTTATAGCTGTAAATACATTACCAGATAGGTCTTTATCATTTCAAGTAGTTTTTACTGGATGTGAAATAGACAATGAAGAAGATGCGCCAAACATTCATGGCGGTGCTATGTGGGCAAGAATGCCTATCCAAGCTTTAGTAGCAGATATTCCTTTAGAGGAATGGCCAACTCCTATGGAAGACCATTTAGCTCAACCTTGGGATTGTTTAAGTCACGAACATTCTGTTGTAGTCTTAGATAGAGTTAGCTCATCCCCTTGGATGTGTAAAATAGGTGGAGAATTTCATACAGGAAAATACTTATTTACTGTAGATTATACTGATAATTCAATAGCAGATGATCCTGCTCAACATAAACAGTCACATGTGTTATATTTAACAGATGCTGGCGAGTATACTGGCAATTTTGTAGCTTTACCAAATAATAGAGTAAGAGCAACAAATCCTGCTTTATGGCGTGTAGGCGAGGGAGCACCAGACTTTATGCCTTCTCAATGGACACATTCAGCAGAACAGCATGAAAGTTATATAGATCCAAATATAACATTTGATAATTTATATAACCAAGAGGATAATAAATAATGACAGAACTAAGCGTAACAGCAAAAAGAAAATTAATTAAAGAATTAAAAGGTGCTTCTAAATTGCACGCAAAACAAGCTAAACAGATAGAAAAGTCTTTAAAAAAAACTAAGAAGAAATAATGGCAACATCAAATAGTACAGATTTTGAACCAAATGTAACTGAGTTTGTTGAAGAAGCTTTTGAAAGATGTGGGCTTGAATTACGTACTGGTTATGATTTAGTAAGTGCAAAAAGATCTATTAACCTTATGTTAGCTGAATGGGCCAACAGAGGTCTTAATCAATGGACTATAGGAGAAGGCACTCAAACTGTTACTAAAGATACTTTAAATTACACGTTAGATTCTAATGTTATTGACATACTAGATTGCAGTATCAGAAGAACAAACGGCAGCGTAACTACTGATTTATCTATGACAAGGTTAAGCCGTAGTGAGTACCTTAATATCCCAGTAAAATCTACCACAGGCAGACCAACGCAATTCTTTCTTGATAAACAAAACTCACCAGTATTAAAAATATGGCCTGCTCCAGAAAACTCTACAGATATAATAGTATTTAATAAATTGGTAAGAATGGATGATGCAGATACTGCACTTAACACTATGGACATGCCTTTTAGGTTCTATCCTTGCTTTGTTGCTGGGTTGGCTTATTACATGTCAGTAAAAAAAGCTCCAGAGAAATCAGGAATGTTAAAACAAATGTATGAGGAAGAGTTTGAAAGAGCTTCCTCTACTGATGAGGACAGAGCTTCATTTAGAATCAGACCCTACATAAACTAATGGCTTACGCTTCAGCTAGATTTGCAAAAGGTTTATGCGATAGATGTGGTTTTGAATACAAATTATTAGAACTTAAAAAAGAATGGAATAATTTAAAAACATGTACACAATGTTTTGAAATCAAACATCCGCAATTAGAACCTAAGCCAGTCGTAGCTGATCCAGAAGCTTTGTATCAACCAAGACCTAATAATGATGTAGAGGTTGGGTTTGGTTATGTATTATCAAACAATGATAAAATATTGGGCAGTTCTATAGAAGGATTTACAATGACATCATCTTTAGGAGAGGTTACAATTAATTCAGTATGACTTATTCAGAGCTAACAACATTAATTAAAAATTATCTTAATAATGATGAGTCTACTTTTGTTGCAAGTATTCCTGATTTTGTAAAAAATGCTGAAGATAGAATATTTAATTTAGTTCAAGAAGATGTATTTCGTAAAAATGTTCAAGGTAGCCTAACAGCAGGAAATAGGTTTTTAACAGCACCTTCAGATTTCTTACTTACATTTTCATTAGCGGTTATAGATTCAACTACTAATGATTTTAGTTTTTTATTAAAAAAACACCCAAGTTTTATGCAAGAATACACTCCAGATATAAGTGATACATCACTAAGAGGATTACCAAAGTATTATGCAGACTATGACAAAGCCTACTCAACATCAACTAGCTCTGGATCAACAATAGCACTAGCTCCAATACCAGACGCTAATTACACAGTAGAGTTACATTACTTATATAGACCAAACAGTTTAGTATCAGATACCACAGGGACGTGGCTATCTGTTAATGCTAGAGATGCCTTGTTATATGCATCTTTAATTGAAGGCCATACTTTTATGAAAGGTGAGCCAGATATATTAGCAAACTATGAAAATAGATTCTCGCAAGAAATAGCAAGGATAAAAGAACGAGCCGAGGCAAGAGGTAGACGAGATGAATACCGATATGACTCACTCCGCTCGCAAGTAAGTTAACTTAATAAAAGGAGAAGGGTATGAATCCAATCAAGGAACTTGAAGGGAAAAATGTAGCTATTGTAGGCATGGGTAGAAGTTGGTTTGACTACTGCATGGCTAAATCACACGGCGCAGAATTTGATGAAATATGGGTAATTAATGCAGTTTCTGACGTTATATACCATGATAGAGTCTTTATGATGGATCCACCATCTAGGTTTTTAGATACAGACGATGCTGGCGGCCAAACTAACAGTATGGTTAAAGTCTTAAAAGAACACGAAGGTCCAATATATACATGTGAGCTAGATGATAGATGTCCTGGTCTAGTTGAATATCCAATAGATGAAATACTAAAAGAATGGGGATGTCATTATCTTAACAATACTGTTGCCTATGCAATAGCTTTTGCTTTATACAATAAAATAGGCCATTTACAGATATTTGGCGTAGATTATGGCTATAAAGGTAATTTATATTTTGCAGAATCTGGCAGAGCTTGTACTGAATTTTGGTTAAGCAAATGTATGAGTGATGGAATGAAAGTAGAAGTAGCTCAATCAAGTTATTTGCTTGATGCAGCAATTCCAGCGCAAGATAAATTATATGGATATCATCGTTTGGACGATCCTTTATTAGTTATGTCAGACGATGAAGGTAATTTACAAAGCATGAAACAAAGTGAAGCTATGAAACATCAAGAGCCAGAAAAACCTAAAGAACCAACATTAATGGACAGGTATGACACTCACATGAAAAAAGATAAACCTGTAGAACCTAAGAAATGGTAGTTAAGATTACACCAGATGGTTTGCCTCAACTTGGCATGGTAGAAATAGCTACAACTCAGTTTGGAGGCCACCCTCCTGAGTTTTGGGCAAAGCAATTAACAGACAAAATAGTAGGAATTTCAGACGATAATGAAGAGCATATTAAAGCTCAAGCCAGAGCTTATAAAGAGGTTATTTATAAAGTATGTTTGATATATATCAAAAATGCTTTAAAATCTTATAAGGCTACCTTAATTCAAGATTTATCTAGTGGAGGTAGTGGAGACTTAGCAAAAATAATTAAAGGTATTTAATATGGCAATAACATCTACTCTGACAACAAGCTTTAAAGTAGAGCTTTTAACTGGTACTCATAACTTTACTGCAACAAGTGGTAATAGTTTTAAACTAGCTTTATACACAAGTTCAGCTACTTTAGGAGCTACTACAACTGCATTTACTACTACTGGTCAAGCTAGTGGTACTAACTATACTTCTGGTGGATCTGCGTTAACTAACGTAACACCATCTGCTACAGGTACTACAGCGGTAACAGACTTTAATGATCTAACCTTTAGTACAGCTACAATTACAGCAAGAGGCTGTATGATTTATAACGACACAAATGGCGATAAATCAGTAGCAACTATAGATTTTGGTGGAGATAAAACTTCTACCGCAGGTGATTTTACAGTAGTATTTCCAGCAAAAGCAGCAGCTACGGCTATTATTAGAATAGCGTAAAGTGGCTCAACAGCTAAATGGTTGGGGTCGAGGTACCTGGGGCCAATTAGGCTTTGGCGAAGGCGACTTACCAGTCAATCTTACAGCTCCAGCTGCATTAACAGTTGGTGCACCAGTAGCAGGAGTAAACGCTCAGGCAATAGCATCAATTCCAGGTTTAGTAGGAACATTAGGATCTTTATCAGTTCTTGTTGATGGAGAAGCTAATGTAAATCCAACAGGCGTATCAGCAACATCTGCTCTTGGCAGTATATCTTTAGTAACAAATAACAACCTATCAGTAGTCGGTTTTAACATGCCCGCAGCAGTTGGTTCTATCGTTACAGATGCAGAAGCGGTAGTAACATTAGAAGCATTAACTGAAATGATATCTGGAACTACAGATGTTAATGTTTGGGGATTAGTTGATGAAAGTCAAAGTCCGTCTTATACTACAGTAACAGATACACAATCTCCTAATTGGAATGAAGTTGCTGCATAAATAATATATAATTTTTACGAGGAATATAAATGGCAAGCACATACGTAAACAATCTCAGATTAAACGAGCTGGCAACAGGTGACGGAGCAGGAACTTGGGGCACAACTACAAACACAAACTTAGAGTTAATCGGTGAGGCGTTAGGATTTGGCACAGAAGCCATAACAACTAATGCAGATACTCACGCATCAACTGTAGCAGATGGTAGTACAGACGCAGCAAGAGCCATGTATATTAAATATACAGGTACACTTGATTCAGCTTGTACTATTACTATTGGGCCTAATACTTTAAAAAGAGTTCAATTTATAGAAAACGCTACATCTGGTTCTCAAAACATAATTATTTCTCAAGGTAGTGGAGCTAATATAACTATACTTCCAGGTGACGTTAAAGTTGTTTACCTAGACGGAGCAGGAAGTGGTGCAGCAGTAGTTGACGCTTTTGCTAGTCTTTCTGTTGCAGATCTATCTGTTAGCGGTGCTTTAGGAGTAACTGGAGTTTTAACAGGTACCTCACTAGACATCTCAGGTAATATTGATGTTGATGGTGTAACCAACCTTGACGTAGTAGACATAGATGGTGCTGTAAACATGGCAACTACTTTGGCTGTAACTGGTATAGTCACATTAACTGATGATCTTATTATCGGTGACGGCAAAACTATAGGATCTGCTTCAGATGTAGACGCTATGACTATTGCTTCTAATGGACAAGTAACATTCTCACAAACTTTAATTGGTACAGCCTTAGA